ATGTAGTCGATGTAAGGCAATCATGGAGTAAATACGATAAGCCTTGTAAAGTATATATTGTCAGTCGAATGTACACAGAGGAAGAGTACAAACTGACATTTCCTCACAAATACAAAAAGGGTAAGACCTTTAAAGAAAAACAACTCTATAAAAAAGAAAGTGAGTACAGTAGCACCAAGCAACACGAGGTGTTACTTTTTTTAGTTAAGACATATAAAGGTGGTGATTGATATATGGCAGATGCTAACACCTTAACAGAAAAAGAACGTATATTTGCAGATGAGTATATCAAGACTACCAATGCAACACAGAGTGCTATCAAGGCTGGATATAGTGAAAAAACTGCATCAAGCAAGGGTAGTCAGTTATTAAGAAAAGTAAAGGTGCGCCAATATATAGATGAAGTGATGGATAAACGCAGTAAAAATACGATTGCTACTGCTGATGAAGTCCTACAATATCTATCTAGGGTCATGAACGGCGAAGAAAAAGATGCATTTGGTTTAGATGTATCTGTTGCGGATAGAACTAAGGCAGCTGAACTCTTAGGTAAACGGCATATGCTATTTACCGATAAGGTCAAACTAGATGCAGAAATAGAAATCGATATATCCGATAGGATGAAACAAGCAAGGGTGAAATCAGATGAAGTACAACAAGGCACAACTGATTGATGCGTTGGGTTCGTTTACTCGTGATCCATTAGGCTTTGTATATTTCGCATTCCCTTGGGGAGAAAAAGGAACACCACTTGAAAACTTTGATGGCCCTGATGAATGGCAAGTTAAGACTTTCAAGAAAATAGGTGAAGAGTTACGCAAAGGCAAATCATTGGCCAAAGCAATACAAATTGCAGTTGCATCAGGTCATGGTATTGGGAAGTCCGCCTTTTCTTCATTGTTAATTCTGTTTGCTATTGCTACACATGAAAACACACGTGGAGTTGTAACCGCTAATACTGATACACAGTTAAAGTCTAAGACTTGGGCGGAACTTAACAAATGGTACAACTTGTTTATAGGTAAGGAACTATTTACATACACCGCTACTGCATTGTTTAGTGCTGATAAACAGTATGAAAAGACATGGCGGATAGATGCTATTCCATGGAGCGAAAGCAACCCAGAGGCATTCGCTGGTCTACACAATCAAGGTAACAGGATACTTATCATATTTGATGAAGCATCCGCAATTTCCGATAAGATTTGGGAAGTAACAGAGGGTGCGTTAACGGATAAGGAAACAGAGATTATATGGTGTGTGTTTGGTAACCCTACACGTAATAGTGGTAGGTTTAGAGAGTGTTTCAGAAAACATCGTAATTACTGGACTACATATCAGATTGATAGCCGTACTGTTAAAATCTCAAATAAAGCTAAATTGCAAGAATGGGTTGATATTCATGGTGAGGATAGCGATTTTGTAAAGGTGCGTGTTAGAGGTTTATTTCCTAGCGCATCTGATACACAGTTTATATCCGCATCAATAGCAGATGAAGCACAGAAACGAGTATACAAAGTTGGACAGTTTAATAACTTACCAACGATCATTGGTGTTGACCCAGCATGGACTGGTGGCGATACGTTAGAAATCGTAATGCGTAATGGCTACTCTATGAAGTGTTTGGCAACCATTGAAAAGAACGATGATGATATGCGAATGGCACAACTCATCGCACAACTTGAAGATGAATACAAAGCGGATGCGGTATTCATCGACCAAGGGTACGGAACTGGTATTTACAGTATTGGCAAGTCAATGGGTAGAAAATGGCGGTTAGTTGCCTTTGGTGGTAAAGCACCTAATGATATGTATCTCAACATGAGAGCGTATATGTGGGGCGAAATGAAAGAATGGCTAAAAGAGGGCGGTTCTATTCCACCTAATGACCAAGGTCTATACGATGATATAACAAGTCCTGAGGCTATCATCGATAAGAATGGACGAATACAGTTAGAAAGCAAAAAGGATATGAAAGAACGTGGCTTACCATCTCCAAATAAAGGCGATGCATTAGCCTTGACCTTTGCGTTCAGGGTCAATAAAAAAGTGAATGTAGGGAGTATGGTTCATGCTAATACAGAGTATGATCCATTTAAACGATAAGGGGTGATTAAATGTGCATGAAAAATAAGATGCCTGACACACCAATGCCAGCACCAGCACCAACTGTACAAACAGATGATGCAACTACAATGACTGGTGAAGATTGGTATGCAAAGAAACGTAAGGGCAAACGTGGTTATGAAAGTACAATTCTTTCCACGGCAACAACTGGCACTAAGAACACATTAGGGGGTTAATGATGCAAGGAACTATCCTATCAACGCTTGCTAGACAACCGACAAATGCGATGCCTAAGAAACGTGATTACACGAAGATTAAGGCAAAGTTTAATGCCATGTTCAACAATCGTCAAAAGTACGTTGCTAAGTGGAAAGATATTCGAGATTATCAACTACCTTTCCTTGGACTATTTGATGATGAACAAGACCAATCGAAAGTCTACACCGACAAAATAAATAATGGTGTGGCTTGGGAAAGTTGCCAAATATTCGCATCAGGTGTAATGAGTGGCATGACACCACCTAGTCGTAAGTGGTTTAAGCTGACATTAGAGAATACTGACCTAGCAGCTAATAGTGATGTTAGTAAGGTACTTGATGAACGTGAAGAAATACTCTATGCAGTATTTGCTAAGTCAAATTTCTATAACGTAGTGCATCAAGCCTATATGGAGTTACCATTTGGTCAAGCACCTATGTCTATCATGCCTGACCCTAAATTTGGTGTAAGGTTCACATCTTACCCTATCGGTACATATGCATTAGAGTGTGGCAGTAATGGTGAGGTAAACACCTTTGGTAGAAAATACCGCATGACCGCAGACCAGCTTGTTGAAGAGTTTGGTTATGATGCTTGTACTGAACAAGTCAAACGTGAATATGACGATGGCAAAGGTAATGCAACAACTCATGTTGTGTGTTGGTTGGTAACACCTAACAAAGACCGTAACGGAAAACTAGGTAATAAGAATATGCCTTACTCATCTATCTATTGGATAGAGGGGAGCAACTCCGATGAAGTACTAAGACATAGTGGCTTTGAGGAATGGTCTATTCCTATTGCTAGACATACCACACATGATCTAAGTGGTTATGGTAAAGGATGTGCATGGTTCGCACAGTCCGATGCACAGATGTTACAACTTTTAGAGAAAGATTTAGTAACGGCTATTGAATTAGGTATTAAACCACCTATGAGTGCTACATCTGATGTGATTGGTAGTGTAAATCTATTTCCGGGCGGTGTAACGGAAGTTGATACTGGCGGTAAGGTTGAACCGATATTCAATGTAGGTATTGATGTTGCAAACGTACAAGCTAAGATACAGTTTGTATCTGAAAGCATTAAACGTGCCTATAGCGCTGACTTATTCTTGATGCTTGATAACATCGATAGCGGACAAATGACCGCACGTGAAGTTATGGAGCGTACACAAGAAAAAATGCAACAGTTAGGCCCTGTAGTTGAACGCTTACAAAGTGAGTTTTTAAACCCAATCATTGAACGTACTTATGGCATCCTAGATAGGGCTGGAATATTTCCACCTATTGATGAACAAACTGCTGAAATGCTAAATGGTATGGATGTAAAGATTGAATACATATCTCCATTAGCACAAGCACAGAAAATGTCATCTTTGGTGAATATTGAACAGTACTATGCTTTCATAATGTCATTAGCACAGGGCAATGCTAACATCGTTCAAAAGTTTAACTTTGAAGAGGCGGCGGACATTTATGGTGTAAACCTTGGTGTACCGGCTAGGGTTATCCGTTCCAATGATGATTATCAACAAATCATGGAACAACAACAACAAGCACAACAAGAGCAAGAAGAACAAGCACAAGCAATGCAAATGGCACAACTGGCACCTCAAATGGCTGGTGCTGCTAAACAAGCAACAGATGCAGCCAATGACGGAAACCCAGTAATGCAACAGTTAATGGGCATGGGTGTGTAGATGAAAACTAAACAAGAATATATTCGTGATCGTGATATTGATGCACTTAACCACGTACTAAGTACTGAACTTGGTAGGTGGTTTTTTTGTAGGCTTTTAGACCGAACCAATATTTTGAAACAATCATTCACAGGTAATTCTGAAACATTCTTCAATGAGGGCAAACGAAAAGTAGGGTTAACCTATATGAATGATTTAGGAAGTATTGGTGATGGTGTTGAGGGTGTACTTAAATACCATCAAGCACAACTTGAATATATCAATCAACAAAAACTATTTAAAGATTTAGAGGAAAAAGGTGAATAACTATGGCAGAAGATTTAACGCAAGGCACGAATGATAACACAACGAGTGCAGATAGTAGTACACCTACTACGGATAACGATACAAATACCCAAGACACAATCTTAGGTGGTAGTGCTGACACAAGCAGCAACCAAGAACCACCTGTAGAACCTACTGTATATGACTTTACGAAAGCATTTGATAGTGGCGAAGTAGACCAAACAATCGCAGCTGACTTTTCTAAGCTACTCAATAGCGTAGGTGCTACACAAGAACAAGCAGTCGAGATGGCTAAGTTTGGTAATAAGTATGCTACAGACCTTGTAACCGCTTACGAAACTAAAAGACAAGAGGCTTTGATTGAACAGTATGAGGGGTACAAAAAACACACAGAAGAGGTGTTAGGAAGTAAATATGATGCAACTGTACAAAAGGCAGCGGCTGGTATGGAGTTAATCGAAAAAACAATTCCTAACATTCGTGAAATTTTAGCTGAAAACGGCTTGGGTAATCGTATTGAAGTTATCCAAATGTTTGAGAAAATCGCTGATATGGCTGGTGAAGATAATAACGCTGGTGGCGGTCAACCAACTGGTGGTACACAGTCAGAAGATGCAATCAGAAGAAACTTATATCCGAGTATGTTCAAATAAAAGGAGAAAATAATTTATGGCTACAATCGGAACACAAAACCCTACTTTAATTGATTTGCAAAAGCGCATGGATCCTAACGGAAAAGTTGCGCAAATCATCGAACAATTAAACCAATCTAACGAAATCATTCAAGATATGACAATGATTGAATGTAATGATGGTACATCTAACAAAACAACTGTACGTACTGGCTTGCCTGATGCTACATGGCGGATGCTTTATGGCGGTGTACAACCATCTAAATCTACTACAAAACAAATTACCGATACTTGCGGTATGTTAGAGGCTTACTCCGAAGTAGATGCTAAGTTGGTTAAGTTGTCTAATGACCCTGTAGCGTTCCGTGCTACAGAAGATGCTGCATTCGTTGAGGCTATGGGTCAAGAAATCGCACGTACACTTTTCTATGGTGATGAAAGCACTCCTGAAAAGTTTGTTGGCTTATCCGCACGTTTTAATACATTAGACCCTAAGAAAGCTGATAGCGCTAAAAACATTATCGATGCTGGCGGTACTGCAAACCTTGCATCTATGTGGCTTGTAGGTTGGGGTCCTCTTACTGTACATGGTATTTATCCACGTGGTACAGAGGCTGGCTTGCAACAAGAAGATAAAGGCAAAACTACAATCACTAAACCTGATGGTTCTTTGTTTGAGGCATATCGTACTCACTTTGAACAAAACATCGGTTTGTGTGTTCGTGATTGGCGCTATGTAGTACGTATCGCTAATATTGATATGAAATCTATTAAAGAGGATATTTCCGCAGGTCCTAACTTAATTAACTTGATGATCCGTGCAGAAGAAAAAATGCAATCTCTTACTGGCTGCCGTCCTGTATGGTACATGAACCAAGAATTGCGTACATTCTTACGTTTGCAAAAGAACAAAGTGCATGGTTCTACAATTACAGAAGATATGGAAATGGGCAAAATGGTTACACGTGCTAATGGTATTCCAGTACGTAAAATCGATGCATTGCTTTCCACAGAAGCACGAGTTACTGCTTAATTAATAGGGGGATAAATATATATGATTATTGATACTCAAAATACATTCTTTTTCAAAAAAGACATTACAACAAACACTAACTCCGATGTAGTGATGAATGGTAATGGTGGCGATGCTGACCCTAACTTATTCCTTGTAATTCGTATCGACAAAACAGTAACAGGCACACCTTTATTTAATGTGTATACATCTGATACTGAAAACATGGCTAATGCGGTATTATTACATGGCATTACTATGGCTGCTAATGCTCCAGCTGGTACAGAATACAAAGTGCGTTTAGCTAATGGTGCTAAGAAATACATCAAAGTAAACGCTAATAATATGACTGGCGGTCAAATCTCCGCATTCTTAACAAGTGGCATTAATATTAAATAAGGTGGCTAACATGGAATATATTGCAAAAGTAACTTTGTATCACAATACAAAGGGTTTAATTGAAGAGGGAACAACAGTTGAATTTACAAAAGAAGAAGTAGCTGAATACGATAAAGACTACTTCAAAGATTTGTTTGAAACTGTTGGTGCAGAAGAAGTCGCAGAAGTAGAGGAAGTCGAAGAGGCAGAACCTACACCAAAGAAACGTGGTAAGAAAGCGGAAGAAACTGCTGAATAATTGAACGAGGGGTGCTTATGCATCCCTCTTTTTTTATAGAAAGGTGGAACAAATGACACCTACTGATATTTGCAATCAAGCATTATCGCTTATCAATGCAGGTCGCATCCGTTCTATGACGGAAGAAACAGAACCTGCTAGACAATGTAGATTGCATTATGATCTAACACGTAGAGTATTGTTGGAACAGTTTGAATGGAACTTTGCACGAAAGCGTGAACGTGCGGTACTATCTGAACACAAGATTGATGGTTGGGATTATGTGTATGCTTACCCTGAAAAGTGTGTTCGCATCCTTGCGGTAATTCCACAGGGTGAACGATACCGAGCGGAAAAGCAACGTGAATATGATGTTTATTTGACTGATAACAATACAAAGTACATCGTATCTGATGTACCTTTGATGCACATTGATTATGTGTACGATATTACCGATGCTGATGTAATGAACCCTATATTCGTTAAAGCATTGGTGTGTAAGATGGCATCTGATTTAGCAATGCCACTAACTGGTAATAGTGGTTTGTTTGACCAATCATACAAACTGTATCAAGCAGCATTACAAGAGGCAAAATCTATGAGCGCAAAGGAACGCAGATTAGATATGCCTTATGTATCTAGCTATTTGAAATCAAGGAGTTGGTGATATGCAACCTATGTATATCGGACAAGTCGCATTTACTACTGGCGAAGTATCGCCAGATGTATCTAGTAGATTTGACCTTGAACAATATAAAAGTGCATTACTACTTGCTGAAAATGCGGTTATTAGACCTTATGGTGCGGTAGCACGTAGGCAAGGTTCACAGTTTATCGGATATGCTAAATACAACGATAAACCTGTTAGACTGTTTGAATTTACCACCAATAAGAACCAATCGTTCATGCTTGAATTTGGTGATAGATATGTTAGGGTGTGGCGAAATGGTGTGTATACAAATGTTGAAGTAGCGACACCATTTGAGGCGGACGTTGTAGGCGAATTAAACTGCATCCAAAGTGGCGATGTAATGTTCATTTGTAGTGGTAAGTACCCTATTCAAACGCTATCACGATATAGTGATACTGACTGGCGGTTGAGTGCTTACAAACTGACTGAACAACCTTACGATGAAATCAACACGGATAATGGACACACATTAACTGTTAATGGTGATACGATCACATCCACCAAAGACCTTTTCACACAAGACATGGTAGGTAGTGTAATTCAAATTGCATACTATGTAGAGGCGGTGCATACTAAGTCCGCTGGCGAAGTGGTAGAGAAAAAGGTTAGAAAAAATTATTACACACCATCGTATACCGAAAAAACCTATAATAACATCAATTACAATGTTGGCACGTTTAGTACTGACACAGAGTTATCATGGAAATTCACAACACATGGTACATGGGAAGGTACAGTAAAGTTACAGATTTCTAACAATGATGGACAGACTTGGAAAGACTACAGAACGTACACCTCTAAGAACGATTACAATGTAACCGACACAGGTAAGATAGAGGCTGGAGCAAGGCTTAAATATATCTCCGATATTAAAGGTGGTTCTGTTAATTGCGACTTATCTATCTTGCCGTTTACTCAATATGGTATCGTTGAGATTAATAGCGTAACCGATGCTAAGAACGCAAAGGTTAATGTTCTGAATGGTATTAAAGAGGGTGAGCCAAGCCATCAATGGAAGTTAGGCAGTTGGAATATGGGTAGAGGTTATCCAAAGTTATGCACATTCTATCAAGACCGATTTGTGGTCGCTGCTACTGATAGCAAGCCTAATTTCATTTGGTTTAGTAGAACTGGTGATTATCCTAACTTTGGGGTTGAAAAAGTAGGCGGTACAATCACAGATGATAGCGCAATTACACTACCAGTAATCAACCGCAAAATGTATGAGATTAGGCATCTAGTACCAGCTAATGACTTAATTGTACTCACTAGCGGTAATGAATGGATAGTAGATGGTAGCAAGACTATCACACCTACTAACTGCTATTTGAAAACACAAACACAACGTGGTGCGTTAAAATGCGAACCACAGTTTATCGGTAATAGATGTGTATTCGTTCAAGAGCGTGGCGGTACTGTTCGTGATATGGGTTACTCTTACGAGAGCGATAACTACACAGGGCAAGACCTTACATTGTTTGTTAAAACATTGGTTAAAGGTCATGTGGCAGTAACGAGTGCTTATGCACAAGACCCTGACAGTATTATTTACTACGTTCGAGATGATGGACAGTTGAATTGCTTAACCTATATACCTGAACAAAAGGTGTATGGTTGGTCGCACTTTGTTACAAATGGTAAATACCGATATGTAGAGAGTGTAGCAGAGGGTGAACAAGACACAATCTATTTTGTAGTAGATCGTGTGATTAATAATAAGAATGTGAAATGTATTGAACGTAGTATTCCGTTGTACACAGAGGATAACTCCGATGTGTTCCTAGATTGCTATGTTAAAGTCGCTAATTCAATTAAGACTGATTACATCAACGCACCTCATCTAGTAGGGCAAATGGTAGACATAGTGGTTGATGGACAACAGATGCCATCTAGGGTAGTACCACCAACTGGGGTTATTAAATTAGACGGTAAAGCAAATGTAATTACTGTTGGGTTACCTTATACTACTAAAATCAAAATACCTAGCGTAGAGCAACAAATAAACGATGGCACATTGCAATGTAGATTGGTAACTATAACACGAGTTGCGTTGCGGTTATATCGTTCATATGGTGGTAGCGTAGGCAAAACATTTGATGATGTAGATGATTTAATCTTAAAACCTAAATCGCTATTTACTGGTGATACTGTAATAGTACTACCTAAGATAGCAACTAGTGTTAATACTAATACAGAAATCTGTATAAAACACTCAAAACCTTTCCCATTTAACCTGTTAGAGGTTACAAGAGAGGTAGAAATTGGTGGTGGTTTCCCAAATGTTCATGGAATGTAATATTTGCCCATCTAAGCACGTTTCGTTAATTCGTGAGTTATACATCAACTTACGTTCGATAGATGCCTTAGAGGTTAAATATATCAATCGAAAAAATTCAAACTATGGCGAAAATGACTTTGTGAACGATATTCTTGGGGAAGATTATCAAAGTCGTATTGTTATCGATAATGACAAGCCATTATGTGTGTATGGGGTATCGAACACATCATTAAATGGCATGCATTGCATTTACTTTTTGGGGAGTAAAGATTTTGAACGTAGTTTGACATTGCAAAAGCAATTTATAAAAGTTAGTAGAAATATCATTGGGGAATGGCTACAAACTAGGGAAGTACTTTTTAATTACATACACAAAGAAAATCACCGCACCATTAGATGGCTAAAGTCTTTAGGTGCGGTTATTCATTACGATATTAACGATGGGGATATGGTTTTATTCACATTGAGAAAGGGGGATGCGAATGTGTAACCCTATTGCATTAACCGCAGCAAGTATGGTTGGTACATTATTTACACAACACCAACAAGGTAAGGCGCAAGCTGCAATGTACAACCAGCAAGCAAGGGTGGCAGAGGCGAACGCACGTATTAGTGATCGCAAGCAAGAACAGATTGCAGACCAAGCCTTGCAAGAACGAGATAAGATGTCAGATAAGATGCGACTTATCCAAGGTCAGAATACGGCAGAAACTGGTGCAAGTGGCTTGATGATGGCTGGTACACCATTACAACTTATGGCATCTAGCTATGACGAATACAACAAAGATATTCAGAATTGGGAAACTAACAAGAATAACAGTATCTACAATGAATATCTTAATGGCATGAACTATCGCAACGAGGCAAGCACCGCACGTGCAGCGGCAAGTAATGCTAAATCACAAACTAGAATGGCTATGTTAGGAACGATATTGAGTGGTGCATCTAGTATCTATGGTCTTAAAGGTCAGTATGGCGGTAGTAATATTAAAGCTAATACAAACTACTACACACCAAATGAAAGTGCTTTGAAAGCAGCTGGTGTATCAAATATTAAGTTTGTTACAAGAGGTGCAGTTAGAAATAATAGGTGGGGTATTTAATGAAGTTAGTTAGTTACAATGGCGAACAAAAACTAAATACCATAAGCGGTGGTGTTCAAGCTACTGGAAATGAATTAGCGTTTGGCGGTAATCAACAAGGCTTAAAAGGTGTAATTAATGCCATTGATAATATTAACGCACAGATGCAAAAGCGACTTGATGAAGATTTGAACATAGCCTATATGAACGCTGAAACAGATTATAAGAATAGAATATCTTATGAACTGACAAATAAAGAAAATGGTATTCTTCATAAAGAACTGGATGGTGCTGCTAATGCTACACAATTGTTTAATGAGGCAGAAAGCAATATCAGACAAGATGTGTTTAACAAGTTACCTAATAACGATAGATTGCGTGAGCGTTTTCTTCAAATGGTGGAAAAAGACTATCACGCAAATAATATGCGTGTACAAGTACATGAGCGTTCTGAACGTGAAAAGTACAAAGATGTAACTTTCAACAACAATGTAAAATCATCTGAACAGATTGCAGTACTAGGTTATAACAACCCTAACATTGTATCTAATTCTCTTAACACCATTAAAAATAGTATTGAAACTATGTATGGTGATAGAGGTGAAGAGTTTGTAAAAGCTAAATATCAAGAAGTAGCTGACAGAGTAGGTGCTTCAATTATTGATGAAACAGTAACACGGAATGATATTACTGCAGGTCCACAAACAATCGCAGCACTACGAGAAATGGGTGTAAGTGAGGGGATATTATCTAAAGCTGCAGTAGCCATCGATAAGGTAAATACGCAACAAACAATCGATAAACGTATTGTAGGTGATGTAGATACCTATGGTGAAGATGATGCAAGTATCGAAAAAGGTGCTGATGCGTTTATTGCTAGTCTACCTAAAGCAGGGCAAGGCGGAAATTTAAATATAGCTGCACTTGATAGTGCGGTTAATGAACAGTTAGGTAAGCCGTATCTACTTGGTGGTGATGGTGGTGAAAGTACAGACTGTGGCAAATTTACGCTTGATGTGTCCGCAAAGGCAGGTGTTACCCTTAACTACCGCACCGCAGATGGGCAGTATTTGCAAGCAGAACAAGAGGGTAAACTTATACATGATATATCGCAAGCACAAAAGGGCGATTTAGTATTTTGGCACGTTCCAAGTAATGAGGCTAGATGGGCAACTAGTGATGATCCAAGTGCAGTTAATTCTGATGATAAAGCCTATAAGGGTGTAACTCATGTAGGGGTTTATATGGGCGATGGTAAAGTTGCACAAGCTGGTAGCGGTGGTGTGTCTATCGTAAGTACTGATATATATCCAATCGTTGGTGTAGGTAAGTTTAGCGGTAGTGCTAAAGGCTATACAGACGGCGAACTCTTACAAAAACGAGAAGAGTATATGAAAGCCTATAAGGTGGAAGTATCAAAACGTAAGAAAGCAAGAGCAGAGGCACTAGCACGGCAAAAAGAGGCTATTCAACTACAACTAATAGAAATGGGTAAGAATGGTGCATCTAGTGGTGAAATGGCTAATTTCTTAGATAATGCTATTGGTGATAACAAAGAATTGACACTAGCATTTGGTTCACAAAGAAATCAATTCATGAGAGCAAATGAAAGAGAACAACAAGCTGCTAACCAATCATGGGGAATGAATGAAATTCGTTCCATGCTTGGAAATAACAAACCTCAATCAGAAATTTTTAAGTTTATTGATGATAACCATATTAATTTATCGTTAGAGCAATACAACTCATTGCGTAAAACTCTTAATGACCGTGATAACGGAACTGGTGATTATGCACCAGAGTTAGCCGGTGTGAATTATGTTCTTAATGATAGTTTAGAGAACATGAACGAACAACAAAAGGGGTTAGCACGGTTAGGCTTTAAACAACAAATGGGTGCATGGGTATCTAAGTTTAGAGCATCTGAGGGGAGAGAACCAACAAGTACTGAGTTAGATTGGGCTGCACATGAAATAGCAGGTAATACAATAATAGAAACAACAAAAGTAGAACACTTCTGGCAAAATGGAGATAATTATAAAACTAATACATCGATGGCTATGTTGGCTGGTGATGGTATTGTTAATTGGAAAGTACTTGGTGATACACATTATATAAGACTTTATAAATCTAATGGTGATTTTGAAGATATGGATGAGGGTACATTCCATGCTAAGTATAATATTGAGGGATAGGTGGAAATATGTCTAATAACCCATGGAAAATAGAACAACAGAAAATCAACCCATTTATTAACAAGGATGGCGATCATGGAGAATTAGGCACACCTGTTAATGGAGTTGTAGGTAATGCGGTAGATGCAGTAAAACAAGTAGGTAATGCGTTAGGCAATTTAGCAGATGCACCTTATCTAGTCGATACAACTGGTAGTGGTAAAGATAGAACTTTACAGACTGTATCTACCATTGGCGAGGCTTTAAAGGAAAACCCTATTATAAATAACCCAGCCTTGCAAGCTGCATCCGCACGTTTTATCTATGCAAGTAATGATGCAGTAAAAGCTAATGCAGCATTAGACTATGCTAATAAATTAAACATCGGTGCAGATGTTATCTTAAATAGCGGTGAAACAGGGTTCACGAGGGCAGCTTATCTTGCTAATCAAGTTGATAGAGGGCGAACAGTACAGTCGCTATATGATGAGTACCCAGAGTTATACAAAATTAAATATGGTTCACAATCAGAGGCTATATATAGTTTAGATAACTTGCAGTCTATCAAATCTACTCATGGTATATGGGATAGCATCCAACAGAATATATGGTCTATCAATGATCAGATGAAATTAGGTGATGTTGGTTATGAATTATCCAACACTACAGACCCTAAGAAAATCGAAGAATTAACAAACGAAATTCAACGCTTACAAACTAACCTTGCAAATTATCGTCATGCAGATGGACTAGATGTAGCACAATCTGTAATCGGTGAAACCGCTGGCCAAGGTTATATGATGGCTAAACAAGGTGGTATAGGTGCGGTAGCTGGTGCAGTTGCTGGTGCATTAATCGGTGGCTTGGCTACAGAGGGTGTAGGTGTTGGTGCTGGTGCTGCTACTGGTGCTAAATGGGGTGGCGGTGCTGACATGGCACGGAATATGTACAAAATGTCATTTGGCAATAAGTACATTGAACTCACTCAAAAGAAAGATGCAAACGGCAACCGAGTATACACAGACCAAGAGGCTAATCAATATGCTATGTCTTACGCTGCTATTGATGCAGGTATTGAGTTTGCAGCAACTGCAGCTATGGGTAAAGCGTTTAAAGCAGTAGCCCCTAAAGGGATGATTGCAAAAGCTATTAGTGCTGGTGTTGGTGATACTGTAAAAACCTTTGATAGAGGTATTGGAACAACAGTTGCACAGATGGCTAAAAACTCTATTAAAGCTGGTGTACCTGAATTATTCGAAGAGGGCTTGCAAGATGTAAACGAAAAGGTGCAACATAACCTAACACGTAAGGATAATGACCTAGAGGGTTATTATAGCGTAGGTGATATTGCTATAGGTTCACTAGATGCAATGAAACAAGCGTTGCCAGCGGTAATCGGTTTTGGTGCTATTGGTGGTGCAGTAGGTGGTGTGCGTACTGCAAAGGCTTTTCGAGATTTCCAAAAGCTAACACCTGAACAACAACAAGCAGCAATCATCGCAGAACAAAACCGCAATGGTGCAGTTATTATGGATAATGTCCGTAAAGATAGTGCTACAAATAAGATTGCAAAAGAAAACCCTGAACTATACGGAAAAATCGTACAAGCACAGGGCGATAAGATTGGTGTATCTACACAATATGTAGATGTAGCGGAATTAGTACAATCTGAAAATGGGCAACTTGCTATCCGTGATATGGTTGATAATGGCTTAGTTACACAAGAGGAAGTCAAAGTAGCTATCGAGGCAGATGCACCTGTTGAAATTCCTATTGGTTCATATGCACAAGTATCCATGAATTTGTCAGATGAAACTGTAGAGGCTTTAAAACAAACATCTTACTTTACACGTGGCGGTATGTCATTGGCTACACTAGAACGTGCGAAACAAGAAGTAGATGTAGCTAAGAGCGTATTGAAAGATGATACATCAAAACGTGCGGAACGTATCAAAGATGATATTATCCGCAATGAATTTGAGGGTGCATCTGATATAGATCGTGAAGTACTTAACGAGGTACTATCTGACCCTACCAACATTAAACGTAATTACAACAACTTATTGCATACATTGAAAGAGCAATACAGAGAAACTTATGCTAGTGATTTTGACAATGCAGATAAATCTATCAATGATGCGGTAAGTACTGGTATTGAACCACAATGGTTAGTTGATTATAAAGCTAACAACGGCGGTAAAGCACCACGTACCAATGCAGAACGTAGACGAGCAGCGTATGAGTATAGCCGAGCAACTACAACGGCAAGCCTTGATGGTAATGCTGATGCATTAGCACAATCTGATGCACATTATGCAGATATGGAACATATGCTAATGCAAATCGAAAGTTTAGAGGCTATGAAAGATAAAGTCTTTGAAATTGCTGATAATAATGTTGCATTGCGTATGAATTTAACAAAAGCAGGTCATGAAGTATATACAAAGGTTCGTGAACTACTAGAAACTAGCACTAAAGGTCATATCAAACAACAAGCACATGAGGATGCGTTATTGGTAGCTACTCATGCGGATGTGTTCGCACAGATTATGCGTGAGGCTGGTAATGCACGTTATACCGCTATGGACTACCTAAATACTTTACGATTTGATGTAAATGCCAAGATGAATGGCAAAGATGGTTATGCACAAGCTGCATGGCATGGTTCGCCTTATGATTTTGATGAGTTTGATTTAGGTGGTATTGGTACTGGTGAGGGTAATCAAGCACATGGCTGGGGTTTGTATTTTGCTAAAGATAAGAAAGTATCTGATTTATATAGACGTGAATTATCTTTAATTCATGATGTTGATAAAGGTACATTATTTAAAGTTGATGTTCCAGATACTAAAACAATGATTGATGAACAACAGTCATTAAATATTTTAAGTAAAGAAACAAAGCAAAGTTTAAACGCAGCAATTAATGCATTGCCAGAACAAGAAAAAGAAGTATTTATCAATGAATATACAAATAGTCCTTTGTTTAACCATTATGCTAAAAAAGGAATCGATGAGTTAGGTAGTAAGTTTAATCAACTAGATACTGAGTACAATTTACTAAAAGATAAGTACCTTGATAAATATATCGAGGGAGAACTTAACACAATTACTCAGAGAACTATAAATAGATTAGCTGAAAAATATAACATTGATTTAAAGGCACTGAAAGAAAACCCAGATAGTATAAAAGATGTAAAAAATCAACTAGATACTATGTGGTTTAATGCTTTTACAGAATATGGTATGGCTAGTAAAAAGTATAGGGAAATTTATTGGGGTAAGTATAAAGAAGATTTTTCTGCACTATTAAATGATAGTGGTATAAATGGTAGAGATTTTTATCTGGCATTATCTAAAGCCTTAGGGGGTGCAAAAAAAGCATCAGAACATCTTAATGAGTATGGCGTTAAAGGCATTACTTATGTTGGAGAACAAGACGGACGATGCTATGTAGTGTTCGATGATAAAGCAATTAAAGTCATTGAAAAGTATAACCAATCTATAAACGGCATGACCGAAATCATGAAAGATGGTGAACGCATTATCAGCATTTTCAAAACTGCAGATAGAAGTACATTCTTACACGAAATGGGTCATGTATTCTTTGATGATATTCAAAAGCTAGCATCTATGGAAAATGCCCCAGAGCAACTTGTTCTAGATTGGAACAAGTTGAAAGAGTGGACAGGTTGGAACGATAACGAAACCATCAATACAGATGCACATGAGAAATTCGCTAGAGGTTTTGAGGCTTACCTAAGAGAGGGTGAAGCACCTACTAAATTCCTTGAGCGCACATTCAGACGATTTAGTAAGTGGTTGAGTGCTATCTATCGTGCAGTATCACGCTTAGGCGGTTTACCACCTAAAGACATTAGGGAAGTTATGGATCGTATGCTTGCAACCCAAGAGGATATTGAGGCATACGCAGAGCAACAACAACTTGAACAATTCGAGAAAACAGAACTCTATAAGCAATTATCCGAGCAAGACCAAGCACGGATGCAGTCTTACATAGCAGAGGTTAAAGAAAAAGCAAAAGAACGTGTAATGCGTAAGTTGATGAAAGAACTTGATAATAGACCTATCAAGGAATGGGAAGAAGAAAAGGATGCTATCCAAATTGAAATCGAAAAACGATTGATTGAGCAATATCCTATCTACAAAGAGCATCAACGATACAACGTGTTTGGTGCTGGTGCATTGAAAGATACACAGTACAACTCTATTGAAGAACTAGAGAAAGCGGAAGTAGAACAAACTGGTGCTACATTTAACGATGCTATCAATCAAGAAATGGACAATGCGAAAGCGGAGTTTATGAGAGATAACAACGTAGGCAAAACCAACGAACAAATCGCAGAGGAAATCTTACTATCTACACAAGGTCAGATGAAACTTACTGAAGAGGAAAGTAAGATTATCCAACAATCTACTAATCGTGAACTAGCGAAGAACTGGGAATTGTTAGAGCGCATCCGTAAACTAGACCCTAACACAGAAACTATCGATACAGAATTAAGTGATATTGAAAAAGAGGTTAAACCTACTAAGTACGATATTCTTAAATCTGATAAGAAAAAAGTCGATGCTGCACTTGTTGATACAACAAAAGAACTTGAAAAGGCTGAACGCTTAATCGAAAAGTTGAACAATGAAAAAGCAGAACTCACAGACAAAGCAAAGGAACGTGAGAGCGAACTAAAAGATAAGAATAGTGAATTATCTAAACGATTAACAACTATTACTAATCAACTAGATCGTGCTATTGAACAAAAAGAACGATTAGCAGAACGCACACAAGAACGAGCCGAAAAGCAAGAATTAAAAGCTAGTGAACGTATTGAGCAATTAAAAGATGAGTTACAAGACCGCATCAATAATGTACGTTCTATTCGTGGTGCTGGACTTGGTACAATTTCTGATTACATGAACCGAGCGAGAAAAGAGTTAGGTGAATTGCCTATTTCTAATGCTATTCAGTTTAAGACTTATCAGAATAAAGCGGTAACTGCTGGCAAGAAAGCTGATAGAGCATTGGCAAGTGGTAATGTTGATAAAGCACTTGGGTTCAAGCGTGAGCAAATGTTACAACAAGCAAGGGCAAGAGTAGCGTTTGAAAACTTTGAAAAGTCCAAGAAGTTGCGATTGAAATTGAAACAACAATTACAACGAATGACCAGACCTAAAAACCCTATTGCTATTGAACCTAATATGCGTTATTTCTATTCCCATATGGCATACCAAATGGGTTTAACTAAGTACGATGGCTTGCCACCTGTTGATGGTTTCGACATGAACACAGTATTATCCGCACTTGATGTGGATGCACTCATTCTTAACCAACAATCAATGGTTCAGTTAGAACCTTGGATAGCTGAAATGTTCTATTCTAAAACACCTAAATCATTTAAATCTATCACAATGAACGAGTTAGAAACTTTGGAAGAGTTAATGACTGGGATGTACAAGAATGGCAGAAACGAGTATGAGGGTACAACCATCTTAAACGATGAGGGTAAAAGCATATCGTTTGAAAATGCAGTACAAGAAATCATCGGTGAGGCTACAGAAACATTTGGTGGTGCAACTGGTGATGTATTCAACATCCTTAATAACCAAACTAAAACAGATGCAGTAAGTGGTAAACTATATGGTTTCCATCTAGCCTTGATGAAAGTTGAAACATTCCTAAGACGAATGGGTGGCGGTAAAAACGGCTTTGCAGTTAAATACATCTATGACCCTATCAGTCGAGCAACGCAAGCGTTCAACGAACGTAAGGAAGTGTCTATGCGTAGATTGGCAAAAGATGTAGGAATATATTCCAAACGTGAATTATTCAATATGCGTAACGAACACCTTTATACAGTTGGTAACTTGTATGGACTTACTAAAGAGCAGTTAATCATGATTGCCCTTAACTGGGGTACTGAAAGCAACCGACAACGTGTTATGGAAACTACAAAGGCAAACGAGGTTGAAATTGAACGTGCGTTCCAAGAACACATGACTGATAAGGACTGGGAGTTTATTATTCGCACATGGGATCATATCAATTCATTCTTTGATGAACGCAGTAAGGTTCAAGAGGAATTATACGGAAACCCATTAAAGAAAGTAGAGGGCTTGACATTCTCTATCGGTGGTCGAAACATTGAGGGGCAATATTTCCCTATTGTTTACAACCCTAAAGTTAATGCATCTGTTAGCGATAACCAAGTTGAAGATATTGCAAAAACTATGGTTAGTAGTAATGCGGTTTGGGGTACTGGTATGAGTGCTACTAAATCACGTTTAGATGTGGTTAAGGATAAATCATTGTTGCTAGATTTTGATGTAATTCCTAATGCTATCACAGAGGCTATTAACCATGTAACAATGCGTAAGGCGGTAACAGATGTTAATAAGTTAATCTCTAATCGTGAACTACAAAACTATATTGTGGATAAGTTTGGCGCTGATACTTACCAATTCTTGCGTACATGGGTTAGAGATAACTGGCAAGATGAGGCGGCAAAAACAAACGATATTGACCGCTTAATTCTTACATTGAAAAAGAATACATCAACCGCAGTCATGGCTGGGCGTGTATCGGTAGCGTTACAGAATGCGTTAAACATTCCTGTTGCGTTCTATCGTATCGGTGTAGGTAATACTATTAGAGCCATCAATCATGCTGGTATTGGTTTCTATGGACACGGCACAACTACTTATAACAACACTAGAGATTTTGTATTGGGTCAATCAATCTTCATGCGTGAACGTATACAAACATTAGATAAAGACTTGAAACAAGGTTTATCTATCAATGGTAAAGGTTTACGTTTAGGCGATACAAATGTTGGTGGTTATAAGGTAGAACAGTTAGCTGACATTCGAGATGATATAAATCAAATGGGGTTCAGATTACTTACAGAAACAGACTTTGCATTATCCATTCCTGTATGGAAGTTTGCATATGACCAAAAGCAAGCCGAACTCTTTGGTAAAGAGGGTGTAAGTGCTGAATGGGTAGAGCAACAATCTATTGAAGCTGGCGATAGAGCGGTGCGTGATATATTTGGTAGCGGTGATACAAAAGATGCTGCTGCTATTCAACGATCACGTTCTACATTTACTCAATTATTCGTTCCGTTCTATTCCTACGCTAATACGTTGTATAACATCATCACAGAGGGCAACTATGCACGTAAGGATAATGGTGATTATGCAAGGTTCGTTAAAATGCTATGGTGGACATTAATTTCACAGGCTATCGGTATGATGGCTTACAAAGCCTTAACGAATGGCGATGATGATAAGCCTGAAGATTTGGCTAAGTCATTTATCGAAGAGTTAGTTTCACAAGGTACTATGGGTGTACCAATCATCCGCGATATGTCGAACATGGCTATGAAATACATTCTAGGCGAAAAGGTATTCAATAAAGGTAATAGCGTTATGGCATTAAGCATCGTTGAGAAATTCTACGATTTAGGCAACGCAATTATGAGCAAAAACAAAGATGGTATCGATGTAGGCAGAAGTTTCAGTCAGTTAGCAAACCGAGCAACTGGTTTTAGCGATACTGTAACTGATGGCTTGTGGACATTAGCTAAATTTGGTTTCACAGATACCGATGCATCACTAGAGGATGCAATCATGGCAGTAGTATTTGACCGTAGATTAAAAACTAAAAAAGATAAAAAGAAACATTGATAAATAAGGACTATCCATAATGGGTAGTCCTATTTATATACATTGAAAGGGGATGTTAAATTGACACCAGAAGTTTTGAAACCATCTGTAGTGTATCAATGCGATGGGGTAAATAAGAAGTTTATTTTCCCATATGATTTTGTCCAAATCGAGGATATTAAACTAACTATCGTTGATGAAGATGGTACAGAGGCGGTACAAGTTGGCAATATCGATTATGACGAAAGCACCAAATCGGTAATTTATCCAGCTAATGGTGATGCACTAGCCGTAGGGCAAAAGGTTATCTTGGAGCGTAGAACACCCATTTCACAAGACATGGACTTGCCTGATGAATACCCATTCGAGAACATCGAACACGCTACCGATAAGATCATACTCATCTTACAAGAGATGAAAGCAGAACTAGACCGCTCCTTGAAAATTAGAGTGGATAGCGACAAAAACGCAAATGAAGTTGCAAAAGATATTGTAGAGCGTTCCGTTAAGGCTGCTAATGATGCAATTAATGCTATGAGTGTAATTTCTGAAAAGTCCGATAAGATTAATGCTAATGCAGATATAATCAACCGATTGGGCGAAGAGATTAAAACGATAGCATCGACTGTTGACGATAAGTTGGCAACGGCTAATACTGCACTTGATACAACATCTACTAATGTTGCTACTGCTGAACGATTGGTTAGAGATGCAAAGGCTTACGCTGGTCAAACAACTGTTGATAAACGAGATATTAATAATCTTGTAGACCAAGCTAAGACCTTAAAAAATGACATCGATAATAAACAAACCTCTATTGCAAGTAACGCTATCAAGGCCACAGATGCTGCTAAACGTGCAGAAGTCGCAGCAAGTAAAGCGGAACAAATCGCATTGCCTAATGGCAGTGGTTTGATTACAAAAACCGAAGCTGATACAAAGTTTATTCCTAAAGATAGCTTGTACGGCATCGTTTCTGTAAAAGACTTTGGGGCAGTTGGTGATGGTGTAGCGGATGATACCGCAGCATTTAAACGTGCTAATGACAATCTAAAAAATAAGATATTGTTAGTACCTAATGGCATCTACAAAATTAATGAACATCTAACTTTCAATACTGTTGATAGTGTCATGGATATGGGTACGTATAGCAATGTAAAACCATTCTATCCTACTGAAACACCAATGCTTAAAGGTTCATCCAATATTGCGTTTGTGAAAAATATTCAATATGGCGATGAAGTAAACCAATGTCAGGGGTTCACCTACAACGATAAAAAGAATGTGTTTGTATTAGCATGTATTAGTGGCGATGGCACTAATCAAGTGTTATATGAACTCAATTCATCCACGTTTGAGATTGTAGGCACTTACAAATTTAATGACCCTGATAAGATGGGGCATTGTAATACTATGTGCTACAACAAGAACACTAATAAGATTTATCTTGCAAACGGCTTGAAAAATGGTAACAACTTAACAGTACTTAACGCAGATACAATGCAATATGAACGTACCATCACATTGAATGAACGTGTATTTAATATTGGATATGACCCAATCACACGGACTTATGTAAGCATCGTTCCTATTAGCGGTCAACAACGCTTGCGTGAAATCAATTTATACAACGAGGATTTTAAGAAATTAAAAACATATCAAGTCGATTATGAATATGATGATTTCAATAACAATGGTGCATTCATGTTGAATGGCTGCATCATGAGTGCAACGCTTGGTAGTTTGGTAGAATGTACACCATTTGGCACAGTTAAACAGATTATTGAAATCAATAGAACTACTGAAATCGAAGATATAGCTTATTACAACGGCAAATTCTATTTTGCGGTATTAACAGAAAAACCAAACAAGCGACACCAAGTTGATATTTATGTTGGTGATCCAAACAAAGACTATCAAAACTCTATCAACACCGCACGATTGGCAACGCTTGATTACTTGAAATTAACCGGCGGTACATTGAACGGCGCACTTAAAATGGCTAATAACATTTTGATTGAGGGTTATAAACCTGATGGTCATGGTGTTGGTATGGCTAAGGTGTCTACCGCTGGTAACGTAGAACTTGGCGATAACTCCGTTAATACGTTTATTAAAGGTAAGGAATTTAAACACTATGATGGTACAGATAGTTTCACAGTACTTACCACCAAACATTACGGAACGGCTATTTATAAGAAAAAAGATGTGGATGATAACTTTGTTAAGAAAACAGAAGTAGACCAATTAGGTTTTCCATATTCTAAAATTGAAACGGCAACAGATTGGAATACATTCACCGAACAAGGTGCTATTGAAATCAACTTTGATGGTGGTGCTAATAATCCACCACGTTCGCATAAACAAGGTATGTTAATTGTAATGAACTTTGGCAAAGGTAAGATGATAGACCAAACTTTCCATGCGTTCAATGGTGAAACATACCACCGAATGTTTATGGCGAATACATGGAAAAGCTGGGGCAGAGTACAAACATCCTTGAATAGCCGATTGAAATTGTGGAGTGCTAATGGTGGAAATGAGGTGTATGTTGAATAATGCCTAACTTAAAAGTTAAGAAAGGGAACGATACACTAACATTTGAACTGACTGATAACTTGCGTGATGTAGGCGAAAAACGATTGCCTATAGTTATTAATGGTAAAACATATTATGCACGATTGGGCGGTGATAAAACCGCCCTTGTGGTGCAACGTACATCTAACGGCAACAAGAGTTATGTTCAAACAAGCCCTGTATCATTTAGTACTTGGAACTGGCAAAAGTACCCTACAGATATTAGGGGTACAGAAAAAATGTTTGTTTACTTGCCTAAAGGTAAATACAGAGCAACTGTTGATGGACAAAATAATAAAACAAATGAATTTACAATAGACACATCAAGGGATATTGAAGTGAATGTTAGTTTATGGAATAACACAGAGACGGCACAAAAAGCAACATTTAATATTAATGGATGGAGAGATTGGGTGTATCTCACTAGGCATTTACTAAAAATCAAGATAGAACGAATTGGAGAGTAAGTATGATTGAAGTTTTTCTTCCACCTTTTATGGTAGAGGCTTTTAGTGTAACTGAGGCGGTGAGAATATCACTAGCCATATTTACAAGTGTTGTATTGGTGTTTATTGATACATTATTGCGTGTCTTAGTTGAGGCACGCAATTTTAATTTAGCTACAAAGAGAGAATTAACCATTAAGAATATGTTCCTTGCGATTATATGGCGAGGATGGGCGAGCGTTGAAGTCAACGGACACCAACGAAGATTTCTAGTAAGCGGAAAACTACGAGCGGACATGACAAAAAAATTAGTTAAGTCTTATCCTTGGTTATTCCTCTTATCATTCATCCTATTAACATTGCCTGATGTGGATATTCCTATGCTAGGTAGAATTGATGTGTTCTTGTCTACATTGTTGTACCTAGTACCTATTATGGTTGAGTTAGCATCTATTGTGGAGAATATGATTGAACTAGAATTTGTAGAAAGTGCATGGTTTAAACGTGCGATGAAATTGGTTAAAGAGTTGATAGCGTTCGTTAAATCAATAAAGGATGCGATTAAATGAAAATTAATTATGAGGACACTATAACTTTAGTGGCACTTGCAGCCGCACTAATCATGACTATTTACTTAGAGCAAAAGGACTTGGCAAGCGTAATAGTTGGTGTATTAGGTGGTTATATAGGTGCTACTGGTGGTGTTAAGCGTTCCCAATATATGAATGGGGGCAGCAATGACAAAGAAAAGGAGTAATTACAATGGCTGAATTAGGACAGTTAAGTGCTGAATATGAAAGTAATGGTGATCCAGCGTGTGTATCTAGTGGCATCAATGATGCTGGTGGTATCTCTTATGGTACATATCAATTAGCAAGTAATTGTGGTAGTGTTGATGCATTTCTTGGTTGGGGTTTGAAACAAGGTGGTTATTACACCGATTACGCAAGAGCCTTGATTGATAGTGGAGAAATCAATTCTGATGGGTTCATTGCTAAGTGGCAAGAGTTAGGCACACTTGATGCGGTAGGCTTTGAGAAAATGCAACATGACTACATCAAGTCAGCATATTACGATGTAGCGTGTGAGTATCTTAAACAAAATCTATTCAATGTAGATGAACATTCTAACGCATTAAAAGATGTAGTGTGGAGCAGAGCGGTACAGTATGGTACTGGTGAAATCGTTAATATGTTCAATGATGCATTAAAGCTAATGGAAAAAGCATTGAATATTGAGTTGCCTAACTTATCCTATATCGATGATAAGCGTTTTGATTATGACCTTATCGCTGGCATCTATGATACGTGCATGAACCTTGAATGGAATAGTAGCGCATTAAGGGATAGCCTAAATAATCGATTTGCCGATGAGAAATTCAAAGCGTTAAAAATGCTAATGGAAGAGGTTGAGGGGGTGTAGGTGAATGTTTTATCTACATAAGGTACTAACTTATATCAAAGCACACAAACGCACCGCACAGGTGCTAATTCCGATGTTAGTGTTTATGCTTGCTTGTATGGGATGCTATCACATATATAAACAGAAACAGATTGAAAAGCCTGTTATAATTACACAACAACAAGGTAAATCACCTGTAGAGTTATCAAAAGCAATTCACGTTACAGAACAACAAGCACAAGAAGTTATTTCCATTAAGGAAAGAACTCAACCAGTAGCGACTTATTACACGCAAGCACCTACAGTTGAAGTTGCTGCAGAAAAGGTGAAAAAGGATATTGCACATAGCAACCCTAATTTACCTAAAGCAGCTACAGAAAAATCTGATAGAACCGCAGTAGTAGCTAACACAGATGAACAAAAGGTAGATGTATATAAGATTAATCTAAACAAAGAACACAAAATAAAAGCTGGTGTTACTGTGATTGATAAAAAGATGTATGAAACGATTGGCTATCAAGCTGGTAGAGTTGAAATGCTAGGACATTTCGAGGGAACACAATTCAAAGGTGGTAGTGTACTTTATACAGTAAAGGCATGGTGATCTAATCTATCTCCGAGTTGCACGGCTTGCAACAATCAACTGTTAGTTGACAGTTAGGATATATTGATTAAAAGGAAAACATTATGGCACAAGTATTTACATTCGAGGGAAAAACACATCAATTCGCAGAAGATATTCAACCAAACAAAGATGGTTTATACATGGCAACCTTGGTAGACCAAGACAACGTGCGTTGTGAAATGTGGTTTGTTAATGGTGAATTGCACCGCTTAGTAGAATTAGATAAATAAAACAAATTGAGGGG